AGGCCGAGTCGGCGAAGCGGAACAGGGTCACGGCCATCACGTCGCGGATCTTGTAGTAGCTGAAGTCGCCGAACGCGATCGAGGTCGCGCCTGCGGCCGGGGCCGGGGCGTGCTGGTTGATCTGGATATCGCGGTTCAGCAGACGATCCGGCGCACCGCCCGGATTGCCCTGCTCGTAACCCGGCACGAAGATCGGCCGGCCCCGGTCGTCCTTCACCTTGCGGATCAGCTTCAGCATGTCGTCGTGGAACATCCACTTGGCCAGCTGGCGATACGCCGGATCGACGCTGTGCTCCAGGTCGACCAGGTCGTCGTAGGTGACGACTGGCAGCGCCGAGACAGCGCCGATCTTGCCCACCGTCGCGGCAGTAAAGGCGCCCATCGGCTGGCCAACGCCGGTGCCGACAGAGTAGTGGCGGTTGGTGACGCGGCCCAGGCGGGTCTGCAGGCGCTTCTCGATGAAGCCGGCGATATCGGCCGTGCTGTCCTGCAGCAGCTCCCACGGCACGGTCACCACCTTGGAGCTGTACTTGTACACCTGCAGGCCCTTAGTGCCGAAGGTCACATCCTGGTCGTTCGCCGACTGGTTTTCAGCGACCAGTTCGCCCTCTTCGGAGGTGCCATCGCTGGTCGGGTACTGCATCGGCTCGCCGCCGGCCGTGCGGAACACGTCGGCGACCTGACGCATGCCGCCGAACGCCTTCAGGGCATCCAGGATCTGCTCGGCCAGCGTGGTCGGCACGGTGTAGCCGCCCTGCTCCGGATTGACGGCCGGGTTACCCGACATGGCCGCGTTGACCTGCTTCCAGTCCTCGGCGCTCAGGGCGCTGTCACCGCCACGCGCCCAGCGGTCGAACAGGCGCTCCTCGTTGGAGAGGTCACGGCCGCCGCGGTTGGCAGTGTCGTGCTCACGCACGCCCTGTTCGCGCAGTGCCTCGTCGGCCGTCAGGTCCATGACCTTCTGATGACGCTCGATCGCCGCGTCGATGCGCTCGATCTCGGCGATGTTGTTGTCGTACTTGGCCTGGTTCTCCGGCGTCCACTTGTTGCCGTCACCGGTGCTGGTGTCGAGCAGGTTGCGGGTTTCCTTTGCCAGCGCGGTGCGGCGCGCCCGCTCGGCCTGAATGTTGAAGGGCATTGGTGATTTCCTCGTGTCGAAAAAAAAACCGCCTTTCGGCGGTCGGGATGAACTGCGGGCGGGAGTCGCTTACGCAGCGGAGCGTTCCAGCAGCGCCAGACGGCGCGACAGGTTGGCCTTGTGGGCGGCGGCGGCGGCGCCGTCGTCGGGTTCGGGGGTACGGTTGGCCAGTGCGGCAGGTGCGTTGTCGTAGGCGGACAGATCCCAGGTGTTGGATGCCTTCTTCTTGCCGACGACCTCCACCACGCGATCAGCGAAACCGTGTTCCTTGGCTTCGTCGGCCGTGAACCAGGTCTCTTCGTCCATCCACTGGACAATCTGCGCTTCATCCTTGCCAGTGCGACGGGTGTAGTCCCCGGCCAGCCCGGTATCGATCTTGGCCAGCAGCTCACCGGTCTTAGTCATATCGGCCTTGTTGCCGATAGCGACCGTCCAGGCGTTGTGGATCATGAAACCGGCGCCCTGGCTGATCTCAACCTCATCGCAGGCCATGCAGATGCCGGTGGCAGCCGAGGCCGCCAGTCCATCCACGTGGGCGATCACGGTCGCCTTGTGCTGTGCGATGGCCGTCATCATCGATCGGGCCGCAAACACGTCACCGCCGGGCGAATCGATGCGCAGATGGATCACGTCCGCGTCGATGCCGGCCATAGCCTGGGCAAACATCGTCTCGTCAATGTCGCCCCACCACCCGCCGATGACGCCGTGCAGGTAGATCGTGGCCTCCTTGCCTTCGGTCTCCGCCCGGATGGGCTTGGACTGGCCGGCGTTGTTCTTGGCCAGCTGCAGCAACTTAGGAATCGGCATCTTCAGGGTTCCTTTCAGGGTCGTCGCTGTCCGGCTTCGCCGGTGGCGCGGGGTCTTTCGGTTGGTAGAGCTTGTCGCCGCCCTCGATGGGAGGCAGGTTCTTGAGGCGGCGGACTTCGTTGACGACCATCCAGCCTTGGGTGCCAGGGCCACCCAACGCCTTGCTGAAGTACTCGGCCTGCGTCTTCGAGTCGCCGGCCATGAACATGTCCACGTTGTGCTCAACGAAGTAGCGCGGCGTGCGGAACAGCTTGCGGTTCAACTCGTCCTTGATCCGCTTCAGGTGCGGGCCCAGCGTGTACTTCACGAAGCCGATGCCCATGCTCTCGATGCCACTGCCCCAGCTGGTCGCCTTGGTGGTTTCACCGATCATGTGGGGCGGCACGCCGAAGGCGCGGGCTACGTCGATCACCTGCCACTGACGCGACTCGAGCAGCTGCTGGTCGACCGCTGACATGGTCAGTTCGTGAACCTCCAGCCCCTCGGTCAGGACCAGCGGAATGCGACGGTTACCCTGCACCCCGCCGTACTTCTTGACCCAGGCATCACGGAAATCGTCCTGCTGCTCCTTGGTCATCTTGTTGGGCGTTCGGATGGCCACTTCGGGCTTGCCGCCCTCGCTGAAGAACTTGCCGGCGTGCTCGTCACCTTGGATGGCGATGCCGATGCCGTTCCGAGCGCCCCACTGGATCACCGACATGCCGTGCACGCCGTTGAAACCGAAGCCGGGGAAATGGAGCACGTCGTCCTGGTCGACGGTGAAGTACCCGTCCGCATCGTGGAACGTGTACTGCAGGCGTGTCGGCTCCCGTGGGCTGGTTTTCTCCTGCTTGAGGATCATCACCCTGTCGCGTGGCCAGGGGATCAATCCGGTCGCCACCCCGGCACGGTTGCGCGTCACGTACACCACGCCATCGCCGCGCAGCAGCATCTGGCCGACGATGAACTCCCAGCCGGTGGCGCTCGACCAGCCGGAGGAGAACTGCTCGTTCAGCAGCCACCAGTAGTCGTGCTCCGCCCGCTTGCGATGGCCGTCCACCCGCTCGAACACAGGCAGCGGAAGCTGGGCGATCGCGCCGGCCAGCAGCGAAACGGCAGCGAACACCGCCGAAACCCGCATCGCCGATTCCGGGCTGACCACGGCTCCGGAGGCCGTCGTCGGGTTCCCGAACACCTCGAACATGCGCATGTCGGAGGACTGGATCACCTCGCCGTCGACCAGGTTGCTGATCGTCGGCTCGATACGGTCGCGGGCATCGGCCCGCCGGTTCTTCTCGAATAGTCCGAACATCAGTCGATCACCACGAAGCCTTGTTGGGTTGTGCCGGTGTCCCGCGCCTGCATGGCGCGGCCCATGGCCATGATTAGCGCCACCGCGCCGTCGATCTTGCTTTCCATCTTTTCCTTGCGGGGATAGACGTGTTCCTTGGCATCCACGCGCGCCACTACGTTGCCCATCATCCAGGTCATGGCCGCGTTGCCGTCGTGCCACAGGCGCCGCGACAGGATGAGCGCCTCCACTTCTTTCATGGGCTCGGAGAGGTTGCGCACCGACTGCGCCATCTCCACGGTCGGCAGCCCTTCCTGTTCAAGGCGCGTCATCAGGTACGCCGCTTGGGCCGGGTCAAAGGCAATGTCCCGCACGTCGACGCCCTGTGCCGCAAGCTCTTTCAGCTCCTCTTCGATGAACGCGTAGTCCGTCATGTTCCCCGGCGTGGACACGATCAGCTCGTCCAGCAGGAACTGCTGGTACTTCTCGTTTTCCTCCACGGCCGACTCCGGCACGTAGAACCGGGGAATGACGTAGTAGCTATCGCCCTTCTCGAACAGCAGCACCACGGCAGCCACGTCCAGCTTGGATGCCAGATCGACGCCGATCCAGCACGGGCAGCCCGAAAAGTCGGACACCTCAAACCGTCGCTTCTGCCGCTGCCAGGCCAGCATGTTCATCCATGCCAGCTTGGCGCCGACCCAGTCGTTCAGGTGCTTGGTACGGAACGCGCTTTGCTTGCTGGCCGACCGCTTTGCCTTGGCGAGCTGGTCGAGCAGGAACTGCTCGAACACGGAAACGCCGTAGTTCGGGTTGGCCTTGCGCAGGCTCGCCGGATCGTCCCAGCGGTCGCCCTCGTCTATGCAGTAAATCGCCGCGAACACCGTCTCATCGGTCACCTCGCCGCGCAGGATGCGGATGGCATCGCCTCGCATCTCGAAGCATGGGCCGGAGAGGTTGGTGCCTGCCGTGGTGATGATCGACAGCAGGGGCTGCTCGCGCGCGCCCATACCGGTTTCCATGGCGTCGACCATGTGGTCATCGTCATGTTCGTGGTACTCGTCCACCAGCGCCGCGTGCGGGCTCGAGCCATCGCCGGGCTTGCCGATCATCGTCTCGAACTTGGACATGTCCTCCATGACGAACAGCGGCCCCGGGTTCTTCGGGTTGCCCGCCTGTTCAATACCGAAGCGGGCGCGCAGGGCCGGCAGTTTCTGGACCATCTGCCAGGCCGGGCGGAACACCTCGTACGCCTGTTTCTCGCTGGTAGCGCCCGAATAGACCTCCGCGCCCGCCTCGCCGTCAGCGCAGAACAGGTACAGGCCACGGGCAGCCAGTCGCAACGACTTGCCGTTCTTGCGCGGGATCTCCTCGTATGCGCGGCGGAAGCGCCGGTGCCCGGTCTTCTTGTGGACCCAGCCGAACAGGTTGCACTCGATGAAGTGCTGCCAAGGCTCCAGCACCAGCAGGCGCTTCTGCGCCGCCCACTTTCCTTTTGTGTGCGGCATCTTCTCCATGAAGCGCACTGCGCGGTCCGCCTTCTCGGCGTCGTACTTGTAGGGCCAGTCGACGCCCTTGCGTTTCAGGTCATCCAAGAACCGCTGGCACGCCAGACGGATGAACTCGCCGGCCGGGATCTTTCCTGACGTGACGCCCTTGGCGTATGCCTTGGCTGATTCGCTCGGCGTCATGGATCAGAACTCGTCGAATTGGTTGCCCTCCGGGGTCTTTTCGGTCCCCAGCTTCTGACGGTCAGCCGGGGTCAGGCCCAGGCGCGCCAGGCAGCCGATCAGGTGGGAGTACTTGGCCGCAACGAACTCGCCGCGGTTGGCACGGAACTCGGAAAGCAGCGATGACGCCACCTCCATGATGAAACGGTCGGCGCTGGTCAGGACGCCCGGCAGGGCGCACTTCTCCAGCTCCTTCCAGACCACCGCGACCTCGTCCGGCAGATGGCCGGGCACCTTGCCCAGGGCCTTCCCCGTCTTTGGCACCTCGGCCCTGTAACGCTGCGGGTTGCGCTTGTCCGCCCCCTTGAGCTTTGCCAGCTCGGCTGGCTGCTTGTGCCTGGCCATCGCCGGTCAGCTCCAAATCCAAAATTCAAATTCTGTGGACGCGAGAAGAAAGGGGGGCGCGCGTATCGGGCGGGGAAGGCCCTCAACTTTGACCCTCCCCCCTCCCTTCCCGTTCAGCTTTCGGTGGATAACTCGCCGCCCGTTCAGCTCCGCCGTGTGAGCGGGCATCCCTGCCGAACCCGCCGTTCTCCCGTGCCGTCTTGGCGCTATGGCACGGCCGGCACAGCGGCTGCAGGTTGCTGTCGGCGTTGTTGCTGTCGTCCCCGTCGATGTGGTCGACCTCGGTGGCCGGCCGCACCCTGCCCTGCCCAGCGCAGCATCTGCACAGCGGCTCACGAGCCAGCACCATCGCACGGAGCCGGCGCCACAGCGAGCAGTTGGTGGGCAGGGCGCGGCGTGCCTGCCTCTTGCGGACCTGGGCGGTGGTCTCCTTGTAGGGGCGCCAGCCGGCCGCACGGTGCTGGGGTGGCCGGGTTGGCATCAGTAAGGCTTCCCGTCCAGGTCGACTCGCTCCGGCTCGGCAGCTTCGTCACGCACCGGCGTGCCGGCCTCCTCGCCCAGCAGCTGCGCCACGGCCTGCACCAGCAGGCCAACGTGCATTGCCAGCTCGGCGATCTGCTTGCCCTGCTGCTCGATGATCCCGACCAGTCGGTCGATGCGGCTGTCGGTGCTGCCTTCGATGAGCGCTGCCAGGGCAGCATCAGCACCAGCGCGCGCCGCCTGCTCAGCGGTCAGGGCAGCCGCCACCTCTTCAATCCGTGCAGCGTCCATCACCAACCCTCGTCGTTCGCAGCACCAGGCCGCGGCGGATCCACCACTCAACCCGCTCCCAGTCCGGCTCCATTCCCGTGGCCCCGGCAAACCACACCACGGCAGCCAGATACCACCGCAGCCACCAGCGCAGGCGGACCGACGCAGTCACTGTCGCGTGCATCAGAATTCCTCCACTTCCCAGCCACCGCCGTCCCGCTTGGGCCTGGCCTTCACCGCAATGAAGCGGAACGGGTACGTGGCCGCTGCGATCTTGATCTTGGCCCGTGCATCGTCCTGCCAGTGCCCCTTCACCTCGTGGCACTCCATGACGCCGTCGGCAGCCATGACCGCAAAGTCCGGGGTATAGAAGGTGTTGTCGGCCAGGCGCAGCTTCAGGCCCTCGAACCGGTGCCACTGGACCTCACCGGCAGACTGCAGCGCGCGCAGCCGCTCGGCATACGCGGCCTCGGTCTTGTTCATCTCGCCGGTCTTCAACCGGCCCAGCGCCAGCACACGGCGGTTCATGGCGTCACCGATTGCCGGTCGGCCGCGATCACTGCTTGGCTGGCGCGGAGCTGGTCGTCGGCTTCTCTGCCGACTTGAACAACAGCTGCCGCAACCTCTGCTCGTAGTTCGGCGCGCGCATCACGTTCGACGGCGCCGGCGACGGCTTGGGACAGGAGGCTGGTGCTGCAGGTGGCGAGGTCGTCGCGCAGCTGGAGACGACCAGCGCGCAAACCAGCCACAACAGTAGCAGGGACGGTCGCGGCCGCAGCGCGGTCTTCTTCATGCTTCGCTCCGATGGTGGCCAGTGTCTCGGCCTGGGCGTGCTCGGTGGCACGGGTCTGGTTCACCTGGGCGGCGACTGCCTCGGCGCCGGCGGCGCGCTGGGTGGCTTCCCGGCCCTCTGCCTGAGCACTGCGCCAGGCCCAGCCAACGCCGACCATGGCACCTGACCACAGGACGAAGGCAGCGACCGTGGCAAGGATCTGATTCATGGTCAGGCCTTGGCTGCCAGCTCGTCGCGCAGGCGGAAGCCCAGCAGCGGCCAGATCTTCTGCACCGCGTTCTGGCGCGCGATCTTGCGGCCGATCTCGGCGTCGAAGTTCTCTGGGCTGGCGCAGGCCGATTCGCCGGTGACGGTGAAGCCGTTGCGCAGACGGAGGACGCAGAACGTCAGCAGGCGAAGCTCGCCGTGGACGCCGGCCACCACTGCCTCGGGGTTGCAGTGCGCCGCAGCCTGCACGCCTTCCTCTGCGGTGAAGAAGTACTCGCCGCTGATCTCGGCCTCGATGGCGTTCGGCGTAACACGCGGCGCGGTCAGGCCCTTGTCCTGGATTTCCTGCTCGATGGTCTTGTCGTTCACGGTGCCCTCCGGGGCTCAGTTGATCGGTTCTGCGGATTCACACATCCGGCGCTCAGCGGCCCGACGGTTCACCAGGCCCTGCACGCGCTTCCCGCCGGCGTACACCCAGCGGTCCAGCTCCGGGCACCAGCTCGCGGCGGGCTGGCCAGCGTTGATCCGCCCCACCAATGTCGAGCGGCACGCAGCGCCCACGCCCACGTTGTAGGTCCAGCTGAGCAGCGCCGCAGCCTGGTGGGGCTTCAGTGGCACGCGGATACATGCCTGAATGCCGGTCAGGTATTGCCCAAGCCGGCTGTTTAACCTCTCGGCGCACTCCTGCTCGGTGTAGACCGCCTTATCCGGTCTGCTGGTATCGCCGTAGCAGTAGGTGGCTACGCCGACCATGTCGACGTAGGGAGTCGGCGAGTAGCCTTCCCATGGCTTAACCAGCGCGGCCGCGGCCAAAGCAATGACTGCGGCGGCGCTGCTACCGATGATCTTGGCCTTCATGCTCGCGCCCTCTGCCGCCATTCGCGAACCCAGCGCCAGCCCAGATAGCTGATCTGACCCACCAGGTAGATGATCGTCAGGACCACCACCACGCGATCGAGGTTCGCTCCTGCGGCGACCGCGCCGGCTACCGTCACCGGTGGAGCAGCCTTCGCTACAGCACCAGCGGCAGTGCCAATGATTTCGTCCTTCATGGTGGCCCCGTAGCTCGTCCGGTTCGGCATATGCCCCTCCCGGTTGATTGGTGCCCGCCCCTAGCGCCGGCTGGGCACGAGAGTTTGTCCGGCTGGGACGCGGGCAAAGAAAAAGCCCCGGCTGGGCCGGGGCTTGCGTTTGGATGGTGGTCAATTTGCCCGCCAATCTGCGGACCCTGCAAGTCCTCACTACGCAGCGCGATTCAGTGCCCGGGAGAACTGCTCGGCGGCAACATGCTCCGCACTTCGCATGCGCTCCAGCATCCACTCGTACACCGGACGCCAGAACCGTCGATACGCCGCGTCGTCGGCACCGATCGCCGCCCCACGCTTGCGGCCGCTGAGCTGCTCCAGCCCCATGCCGCCGCATGCTTCGCATTCAACGACTCCGCTCCCCGTCGGCGCGGCCTGAACCCGCGTGCCTTGGCACGTCTTGCAACAGCCACAGCTGGCCATTTCCGCAATCACTGCGCCGGCCAGTACCCCAAGCTGCTCCATGGTGTTGTTCGGCCAGGCTGCAGCGCGCGCCTCATCAAGCGCGTTCTCGGTCCTCTGTAGTTCGCGCCGCTGCGCATCCGTTGCCTGGCTGCCACCCCACCCCATGCACGCCTTGGCGATACCGAACTCCGTTCGTGCGGTAGCGAGGTCGTGCATCTGCCGGATGAACTCCGGGGCTACCAGCCCGATTACCGCTTTGCGCAGATGATCGCGGCGGCGAGAAGCGCTCTCAGGCCACCACAGCGCCTCCATCAGCTCCCGACCGAGCCCGTCCTGCACGTACGCCATGGCGGCGGCAATGTCCTGCGTCGTCAGCTCGGGGCGTCCACCGCCGCCGCATGCGTCAAACCGCTGCGTCTTCGGCCCCATGCGGCTTGCCAGCAGCTCGCGTGCCCTGCTCATTTCCATGCGCCTTCCCCTTGGTGGTTTGCTCGTGCAGCGCGCGATCGCGCATCGTGGTCATTCAGTGCGGGCCTTTTGAGGGCCTCTTTCTCTGTCCGGTTGTGGCCCATCAAGAAGGCACCTCCGGGCCGGCCGGCTCGACCGCAAAGTGCGTGATCGCCGGGTTGTCACCCCGCCAGCTGCCGAACACCGGCCGCTTGCTCACCGAGTCCCACAGCATCAGCCGCGTGCCGTCCTGTGGCGCGTCCGCGATGGGCAGCCATTTCTCTCCGACCTGGGCGCGTTGATTCCATGCCGCAACAATGTCTGCCTCACATTCCTCAGCAAGTTGTTCCAACGCGGAAATGCACCGGCAATGGATCCTCCGCCAAGGAACGTCACCGTAGATAAAGTGCTCCTGCGAGAAGGCTTTAACGCTGGCCGAGCCACCACAGAACGGGCATGGCTTCAGGTCGAGGACCGTCATGCTGCCAGGCGCTGCACCTTGCCGCCACGGGCCATGAACTCCTCCACCGTCTCGGCCGGCCGCTGACCGTCCCTCTCCTTGCCCCACGCCTTCGCCGGCGCCAGGCCGGACAGCCGCTCCACCCGCACCCGGTTGATGGTCATCTTGTCCGCCGTGCGCGGGCCTGCCGCCCCACCTCGCCTCGCGGCCCGGCGCAGCGCTTGCTTGTGTGCCTTGTCGAGACGGCAGCGCTCGCGCTGCTCGTCCGTCACAACGAATGCCCGGGGCATGCCGATGCCCGACAGCCGGAACAACGCCCGTTGGCCAATGCCATCCTTCACCAGGTAGCTGGCCTCGGTAAGGTCTCGCAGCGCGCTGCGGATTCGGTCACGGTCGGTGGGCGTCGATGCCCCCACGCCCTGGTAGATCTCGCGGGCCATCAGCGCTGCGGATGGCCGGCGCTCGAACAGCGCGCGCACTCTGCCTGCATTGGTCTTGCTCCTGTCCATCATGGTCATGCCCTCAATTCGTTCACGTAGGTCTGATTGGCAATCAGCTCGTCATCGGAGCCATACGTCTCGTGGAAGGTCCGCGAGCCATCCAGCAGGCTCGGGCCGTAGATCTGGCGCATCGTCGCGAAGGTGTTCCCCTCCATCGGGTGCCGCATGTGGTGCCACTTGCAGAGGGCGTAGCCGAACATGTGACCGCGCCGCAGATTCCCGCTCTTCGCGTGGTTGTAGTCGCAGCCGTACACCACCAACTCCGGGTCCAGCAGGCCCTGCATCTGCAGCGCCAGGCAGGCCATGCACGGACCCGTCTTGGCCAGCTCGATCCGGGCCGCTTCTTCCTTCGTCGGCCGCGGTGCCTTCGACCACATCAGCGAAGCTCCGGGATCGGGCCGGCGTAGCGGGTGATCGGGATCCGCCGCATGCCGTCGCGCCAGACAGTCATCCCGCGCGTCGCGTAGACCACCAGCGGCTTGATCCCGTAGCCATAGGCCAGATACCAACCCGCCGCGGCCACCGGCTCGCTCACGGGACGCACCTCGACATTGAAGTGATCGGGGCTCATGCGGCCTTGTCTCCCAGAAGCTCCGCGATTTCTGCCAGGCGCTGACGGGTTCGGGCATTGGCGTTCGGCGAGGCCTCAACGGTGCCAGCCAACAGCGCCACTGGGTTGAAGGCGGGCGTTGCCGGAGGCAGTGCAAGGTGTTCCGCCACCCGTTCGTTCGTCAGCTGGCCGGCGGCGACGGCCTGCTGCAGCACGCTATCCCTTCCCGACACGTCGGCTCCCAGGGACAGCTGGTAGGCGGCGGGGCGGTGTGCAGCGCGCGCTTCCTTCACCAGCCGGGTGTAAACCTCCAGGAATGCCGGCCGGGCCGCTATCTTGTCGCCCACCTGCACCAGCGGCAGCGCCGCCGCCCACGCATCGCGGGTCTGCTCAGTCCACACCACGGTCGCACCTTCGTCGGCGGCGCGGATCGCGTTAGCCCATGCCTCATTCGGCGCAGGGTGGCCGTCCTCGATGCGTTCGAGGATCGCCGCCAACGACAGCCGCGACTTCAGCTCCCGGCGGCACGACGCCAGCGCGCGCTCCAGCATCGGCAGCGGGTACTGCGCTAGATCCGAAACCATGTAGGCGGCGGCGTTCGGGCTGAGCTGGTCGCCAATCACCTCGGCGGTGGCCACCAGCAGATCGACCAGCCGATCCTGCTCCTGATTACCCAGCATGTGCCGCCCTCCGCTGTGCCAGCAGGGCCTTGGCCGCGTCGGCGGCGCCCAGGTTGGTCTGCGTCTTGTCGGTCTGCCGCGCGGCCTCTTCGGTCACCTGCCGGCCGGTGGCCCACTGCGTGCGGTATGCCTCGCACTTCGCCAGCAACGCGCCCAGGTCGTGCATGTTCTGCACCACGTAGCGCTCGTTGACCGTCAGGAACCACGCGGCAACCAGCGGCGCCTCGCTGTGGCCGAGCCGCTGCACGATCTGCCGGACGTTGGCATTGACCTTCGCGTTGCGCACCGGTGCCACACCGTGCCGGTCACGGTAGGCACTGGCGTATGCCGTCCAGGTAGCACGGCACGCAGCCTGCAGGTCGGTCTCGGAATCCACCGCCAGCGGCGCGGCCGGCAGGCCCGCCGGAAATGACGGTTCTCCTGACGGTTCATTGAGGGTTATATGACGGTTAGGCGGCACGGGGCGCACCCCCAGACCTGCGCCCGCTGCATCCCCCCCTGCATGGGGCGCACCCCCTCCTGCAGCGGGCGCACCCC